CGTAGATCGCCTCCAGACGCGCCTCGGTGGCGGTCAGCGGACGCGGGTCATAGGGCAGCGACTGGAAGGTCATGACGTTAAGATAGCGCGGGTTGGCTGTTTGAGCAAGCGTCAAGTATTTTGTTGTAAGCGTGGTGAAAAAATAAAAAAGTTTCTGCGGTCCTTGGCCACGGCAACAGCAGCCGCGCCTGGCCTTGCCCCCCTCCTCCCCTCTGAGCACTCGCAGCAAAATGCTGCACTGCAAACTGAATGAATGTTCAGTCAACGCCCGAGCGCGCGCGGCGCACGACTAGCTGCAGCTAGTGGCGCCTGGTGGCCGGTTGCCGTGGCCCTTTTGCTCTAGAGCGTGATGGATTGCGGATGGCCGCCATACATCTCAGCACGTTGGCCGATACGATACTCTAGCGTTCCATCGATCCAAAGATATAGGACGCTCTTTGGCGAGCGTTGACGCAATTCGACGGAACAGGGAACGTGCCGCCCTGCCAGCAAGGTGACGGCGGAAAATTGACGCCGCGTAATTTTCTTTTGCGTGATTGCGTCGACGGCCCAAGCGCGAATTGCGTCCTGGTCCACAACATGGGCGATGGGCAATATGGGCAGTTTCTGCATTAGCTCTCTCCGTAAAAAGCAATAGATAGCATATAGCGTTATGCGATAGGGATTGCAAGCGCCGCAATGGCGTCGGAGGGGCGATGGGCAAGATGGGCAAAATGGGCAATGCCCATCCGAAAGACCTAGGCTCGTTAATCGTTAGATTTACAGTACACTATTATATTAGCATTTGCTAATATACAACTTAACAGTCTTATAGTTAGAGAGATTACCCATAATACCCATCATAGCATGGCATAAGGCTTTTAGAGCAGCTTTCCGATGCCCCAAACGCTACCCCAGCAATGCCCCAACCACTGCCCAACAAAAAACGGGCGCCGTTTGGCGCCCGTTTGCTCACTACGGCTTAAGCCGTAGCACATCTATTGCCGCGCCGTCAAGCGGCTGCAGCGAACCTTGCCTTCGTCGTTCCATGCGCGGCAATGACGATTGAGACGCGCGCGCGCGCCGATGTTCCACCACAAGCGCGGCAATCCGAACACGTCGTCTTTTTACCAGCTTCTTCACTAGCAGGACATGCAATTTCGCCTGCCATGACGGGCGCCGTCACGGCCGCGCGCACACGGAACGTCCGCCAACCTGCAGCGCGCGCTTCGGTGGCTTGTGCTTCGCTATCGACACTGGCCACGCACAAGCTTGCGAATTGCGGGAAAGCTCGCCACTGGTGGGTGTACCCGTTGCGCGCCTTCACGCGCGCCGTGGCATGCTGCCAGACGCGGAACGGCGCGGCCGCCGGGTCGCCATAGGATCCGAGACGGAACACGCTATCGGCGAACAAGTCCGGCAATAGCGCCACGTCATAATCGATATGCGGGCGCGCATAACGCCCGCGCTTGTATGCGCCGTAAACGGATTCGACCGAACGGCCGATGTTCACATAACATGAGCCGTCATTGGACGGCCTATGTGGGCAATGGCCACAGATGCTGTAGTCGTATCCCAAACGTGCGGCGTCAAGCGGGCGCATATCCTGACGCAGGATGAACGTTTGCACCATTGCGCCCGTTTTGACGTTATCGCTGTCGCTCACAATCCTGTTAGCGATGACCACAATCGGCGCGCCGTCTATCAGTGATGGGCCTTGGTATAGTATCACGCCACAATACTTGTCGCGCTTCAAGGCCTTGAGCATATCTTGAGCCGTCTTAATCATAGTGTCGTTTCCTTTCGTTTAGTGTCTAATGTGAATAACTATAGTGTGCGCCGTTTGCCTTTGCAAGAAAATTCTTTACAGCCAAACGGAAATCATGCTAGTGTCCACATTGCCAATCTATGGAGGAAAACCAATGGCAATGACATACGAGCAATACGAAGCACGCGCGCGTGCAATCGATACCTGGGCGCGCGCGCAGTATACCGAAGGAAAGATGACCGAGTTTCAGATTGAGCGCGCCGTCGAACGTATGTTTGATGCGCTGGACTGGGGCACTGCGACGGCGCCTATGTGCCGGTTTCACTGGCGCGCAATCGCTTTCTGATTTTGTGGAGGGATGACAATGGAAAGCTATTGGTACGCGTACGGCTACAAGACGCGCGCAAGCGCTGAATTGGTGCTCGAGACTGCATATGCCGCGGGCGACGTCATGCCTGGCGAGCGCCCGCGTGTTGAGGCGTACCGCAATAAGGACGGCGCCACGCGATATGGCGTCCGCGTCAACTAACGGTCTAACGACGGTCTAACGACGGTCTAACAAGAGGAAAACGACATGCTAAACGACACCATTTACCTTGCCGTCCAGCTCGCAAAGGTCGCGGCGCTTGTGTTCGCCGCCTATGCCTTCGCCTATGTGGGCATGCTGCTTTAGTGCCTAGCAGGCCGCCGGTCACGCCCGGCGGCTCACTAGACCCTAACCTAACCTAACCTAACCTAAACTCAACAGGAGACTGACCTATGCTTATTGCTACTGACCTGCTCAAGGCCGCCCTTGTGTGCGCCAGCTCTGAGGCAACGCGCTACTATCTGCGCGGCGTGCATTTGGCCACGTCCGGCCATATGGTGACGACGGACGGCCATCGCATGTTCGTCGCGCGCCTCACCGACCGTCCGGCGGTGGACGTGATCGTGCCCTATGACGCGGTCGCGGCGGCCCTCAAGATGGCGGGCGCCCGCGTGAAGGAAATCGAGATCGACTTGGCCGCCAATCGGATCGGCCAGATCCAGTACACGCCTATTGACGGTACGTTCCCGGACTGGCGCCGCGTCGTGCCAACGGGCGAGGAAATGCCCTCGAGCAAGCCCGGCGCCAATGACGGGCCTGAGCACGTCCATTTCAACAACCGTTACGTCGGGGACTTTGAAAAGATGGCGGACATTTTGTGCGGCAAGTCCACCCTGGGCCAGTCCGTTCTGCACCCTCGATCCGCAAGTCACCCCGCCCTTGTGACCTTCGGTGAACGGGCCGATTGTTTTGGTGTGCTTATGCCATTGCGCCGCCAGCCGGACGCGACCGCCGTGCTCACGCGCAACGTCGTCATGGCGGGCTGACAAACAACCCTTGACGGGCGGCCAGTGCCGCCCGTATTCTATCAACCTTAAGCAACTAATGAGGAAAACATGTCTGACCGATACTGCTATATCCCCATAACGATTTCCGTTTGGAAAGGCGACGTGTGCCTTTTCGAGTGCGGCTGCGAAGCGAAATGCGAGTGGAGCTTGCCGGACGGGCCGTCCGGCTCGATTGATTGGGACGTGACTGCATTCTGGTTTGACAATGCCGGGACTGAACCCGGCAAGCGCAAGACCGTCGAAATCTACCGCACTGAGCCCTTGTTCGACGTGCTGTACGCCGACATGGACCGCGAATGGATTGACACCCAGTTGCGCGAGGCCCTCGCGCAGGATGGCATTGTCAATCTGTACGGGGGCATTGACTATGGCCGCGACTAAGGCGCGCTATGACGCGCGCGGCATGGTGCCCGATCCGCAACGCCTGGCGGATGCGGACCACGTCAAGCGCGACCCCATCACCGACGAAATCTCATGGCCGCCGTCACGCATGGCGGACGTGCTGCGCGAATTGAAACTGTTAGATGAAAAGGATCTCGACCATGACACATGACTACACTTACTTGAGCCAGCTCACCGTTGCCGACCTGCTCGACCGCGCCCGCGCGCACGGCGACGACGGACTGATCCGCGCGCTTGCGGATCGGTTGGAAGAGCACATTGACGCCCTCGCGGACTATGACGCCCTGAACGCCGAATTGATGGACGCCGCACTGTTGCGGTTCATCAATGCGGTGGAGACCCTTCTGAACCATACGCGCGACTACTACGGCGCGGCGCTCGCCGCCGCAACAGCCGAAGCCCGCCGCCGCAACCTGGTGCCGCAAGAAAAAGGCCCGGCAATGACGCCGGGCCGAGTCACAGGGAGGAAAACATGAGAGCCATACGCCGAAACAGCACTGACGTAAAGCGGAAAGTGGAACGCCTGTGGAACGCGCAACTTGCACATGCCGCCGAACAAGCCCGCCGCTATCCCGCCGACGATATCCTTGCGGCGGTCGCGGCGGCCCATGACACGACGCCCGCCGCCCTGCGGTCGCGCGCCCGTGATCGGGCGACCTCCAGCGCGCGGCACCACGCGGCATGGGAAATGCGGCGCCGTCGCTTGGATATGACCCTCCAGCAGATTGCCGCCGCCCTTGACCGCGACAACCACGCCACGGCGCTCAACAGCGTCATGGTGTTCAGTGAGTACGTCAAGCGTGGGTATTACGCCGCCGAACGGCAGGCGGTCGCGCAGGCCCTTGGAAACGACGCATGATCGACGACCATTACGTTGACGACGACAAGGTCTGGGCAGAGCATCAGCTATGGGTCGCCTTGCAGGCGGAACGGTTTCCGCCGGAGCGAATCGTGCAGGCCGTTGCCGACGCGCATGGCGTCACGGTTGACGACTTGCTGAGCCGGTGCCGGATTTCGGCACTGGCCTACGCGCGGCACCATGCCGTGTGGGAGTTGCGCCGCCGCCGGTTGGATCTCAGCTATCCCCTGATCGCGCGCGCCCTGCGCCGGGTCGATCATACAACGGCCATCCATAGCTATCGCACATTCAATGCGGCGGTGCTCAAAGGCTGGTACAAGGCGCACCGCGCGGCGGTCGCAAAAGCACTGGGCGACGAAGCATGATCTACCTCGCCGCCCTTGTGCTCGCGGCCCTGATCGCCGCCTGGCTCGACCTGTAGCCTACTTCACCAGCTTCAATCCCGGCTCCGGCGGCTGCTCGACCATCCGCCGGAGTTCACTTTTGTTGTATATCCGCAGCATGTCGGGCCGCGCCCACATGTTCTTCTTGGTCTGGTACTCGGCGGACTTGACCGCTCCGAGATCCTCCCAGCCCGCCTCCTTCAGCCCGTGCAGCAGCGCCGCCTGCGGGATCTTGACGCCGCCCGGCGCCTTCTGTTGCAGGATGTTGCAGAGCCGGTGGAACGGCGAGGCGATGACGCCTGCGGCGAATTCCGGCGACGGCTTCAGGATTTCCTCGATCACGAAGCTCTCGGCCATTGACCGGCCTGTCTCGATCAGGCGCGAGCGGTAGTCGGTCCAAGGCGGCATGGCCGCCGGGTTGAACGCCGACACGTCGCGGTCCTTCAGCCAGCGCGCCACCGCCACCAAGCCGCCGCCGTGCTTGTACCAGTCCCAGAGCCGTTTGGCCTCGACCTTGTCCATGCGCGGGGCATGCGACCACAAACAGAACCAGCGCCGGTCCTGCGTCGGCAGCGAGATCGGCACGGGGTCATTGGTGAATGCCAGCACGAACACGCGGTTGACCATGTGGTACGGGTGCAGGCCCTTGCGCTCGATGGGCAGGGTGTCCGGCGGCGCCGCAATGATCGGCTTCAACTTGTTGGACAGCGCCCGGCGCTGCGCCGCCTCAGGCTCCTTCAGTTCGTTGAGGATCAGGATCTCGCTCTCCAGGGCGTAGCCCCAGCGCGAATTGATGCCATCCGCGTCAACAAGCCCCCGGTTGCGCAGGTCCGGCCCGCAGACGGACCAGATGAACGGGAACCATAGCGTGTCCTTGCCGCAACCTTCGTCGCCGCCGTGCAACACGGCGTGGTTGATCTTGACCTCCGGGCGCTGCAACTTGAACGCCATGACATCAAAGACGTGCTCGCGCTCCTCCGGGTCGGGGATCAGCAGCTCGGCATGGGACAGCCATGGTGAAATTTCACTGGCCGCAGGCCCGGACAGGTCGGGCCGGGCATCAACCCAGCGGTTGCCGTACACGTCGCCGTTCTTGGCCACCAGCACGCTCTCGCCCGCCGCATAGGTCATGCCGCGCAACACCCGGCTCCCGGCACCTTGGCGGTTTTCATCGAAGCAGACGGACGCCTCGACCCGGCGCGCGGTGTGGATCGACTTGCATTCGACATGCCGGAAGATCGCGTTGAATGATGACCGCGACAGTTCTTGCCGGTCGATCATGTCGAAATAACTGTCATCCTCGACGACGTAGGCAAAGCGGGTGAACCAGTCCCGCTTGGTCAGCCGCCCCATCTCCTTCCGCTCGACCTCGGCCACAACCTCGGCTGCGGCGTCAGGGAACGCCTCGGTCGGCTTGATCGTCTCGGCCACCATCGCCATGCGCTCGGCCACCAGCTCCTCGCGGAACCCCGGCGTGACCTTCGGACCGCCCTGCTCGGCCACCCATGCCAGAAAGCGGTTGCTGTCCCACTCCTCGCAATGGGCGTGATAACAGCAATACGCCCGGTTGATGGGCGAGTAACGGCCCTCAATCTGACCGTCCGTATGCTCGCCATGGTTGGGACAGACAACGCCGCACCAACCCTCCTGGTTGACGTTGGACAGCACCAGCCCTTCGTCCGACAACCAGCGCAGAACGCTGTCCGAGCCTGTGTCCCTGATCCTGATCGCTGGCATCCCGGCCCCGTCGGCCTCGCCGGGCGTGACGCCGAGAGCCTCGCAGATGTCGGATAGCAGGAACTCGCGACCGGGCGTGAACTTCACCAGCCGCGCCGTGAACCCGTCCATGCCCGGCTTCTGGTTGACGGCCCCCGGCAGGCGGCAGTTGCGGACCGCGTTGGTCGCACCGGGGTCGGTGTAGCCCGCCGCCGCGATGGCGGTGATGGCCGCGACGTACTCGCCCTTGGTCGGCTGCTCCCTGAAGGCATAGCCCCACTGGTAGTTGCCGGGCGAGGTCTCAACGACCCACGTCGGCTCCAGCGGCGGCTCCTTCGACTTGGTGCCGATGTCGTCCAGCATCATGAACAGGACGAATTCGCAGTTGGCGTTGGACGCCGACGGCTTGCCGTCCTTGAAACGGTCGATGATGAACGAGCCGGTGTTGATGAACCAGCTCTGGCCCGCCTTGATGCGCGAGGCGTCCGGCAGGAAGGCGGGCCAGGTGTACTTCGGCGTGCCGTCCTTGTGCGTCGCCTGCTTGCCGTCATAGATCACGGCCTTCTGGCGCACGATCAGCGCCGTCTCGCCGTCCGGGGCGAGGCCGGTCAGGTAGTCCAGAAATTCCGACATGTTTTCCTCTTTTCTGTCGTTACTTCAGTGTGCGGAATGCGATGGCGTTATGTATTGTTCTGACCCTTGTTCGCACCCGGTTGCCGTCATTGCCAGACTTCACAACCCAGCCCTTGGCCGTCCTGCCCACGATCACGCCGACGTGATTGGGCCAAACGACGATGGCTCCAATCCGCGCGTGGGTCGCGCGTCCGACCTTGGCCCAGTTGCGCGCCCGCCACAGATCCTTGCGGTGGGGCATTCCAAAATAGTGGGCCAGATAGCAGCCGCACCAGCGCGACGGGCAGCCTTTCGGCTGGCCGGGCTCGCGGCGGTGGGCCTCCGCACCAGCGGTGGAGATCAGCAGCGCGGCCATCGCCGCCAGCAGCACGTTCTTCATGTGTCACCTCATGCCTTGCCATAACGAGACAGCACCTTGCCGCTGGCGCCCAAAGGCAGGCCCTCGGCCCAAGCGGGAGGGGTGACCATAACAGCCCGCATCGCGGCTGCCAATTCTTCTGATTTTTCTGTATCAACCTCGGCTACAATTTCATCGTGAACGTGCAGCACGACCTCGACCCCGGCGGCGTCCAATCCGCGCAGCGCATGGCGCAGGATGTCATTAGCGGTGGCTTGCACGATGTTCTCGCAGGCCAGCCCGCGCCAGAGTCTCGCACGCGGCCACTCCTTCGCGTCAGCCGCAGGTTTCCACGACGCCTTCGCATAGCCGACCCCGTCCTCCTCGATGCGGGCGTAAGGATAGCACAACACGCGGCCCGACGGCAGCGCGTACCAGAGGTGATCGCCTTGCATCATGTACTGGACGCGACCGGCGGTGAACACCTCGCCGGGGCAGCGTATGGCGCTGATGTAAGCGAACTCCAGGTCCGACCAGAACGGCACGGCCCACGGGTTGGCACGGCGCCAGAGATCGACGGTGCGCTTGGCCTCATGCTCCGGCATATGGACACCATAGACGCGGCCCATGGCGCTGAACGCGCCCACGCCGCCGCCGAACCCGCAGGCCAGCACGGCAACCTTGCCAAGCTGGCGCTGCTCGTCCGTAACCGCCGCTTCGTCCACGTTGAACATCCTCGCGGCGACGGCGACATAGATGTCACGGCCCTGCCGGAACACGTCGAGCGTCTCCTCGCCCTTCATCGACAGCCATGGCGTGACGCGGGCCTCGATCTGGGCATAGTCGAACACGGCGAAGGACTTGCCCTCGGCAGGGATCAGCGCGGGGCGCAGCATGGACTTCAGCACGTCCGTGACGCGCTTGCCGAACTGCGGCACGATTTGATGCCCGCGCACCAGCGCCTGCCGGACTAGTTCAGGGTCTTTGGCGCATTTTCGGGGGAAGTTGTGGACCTGGAGGCCATAGCTTGAAGCTCTACCTGTAGCTGAGCCGCCAGCGAATACAAACGCACCCCGGATGCGACTGTCTTGATCATCTGCAAGCGCCGCGCTTCGCTCAAACTTCGCCACGGACGATGCCCAGAGATCGTCCGCGCACTGCACCACTTCCGCGACTTCCGGTGGGACTTCATCTGGGTTCTCCATTGCCAAGAGGTTGGCGCGAACAGTCTTGTCGATACTGGCCTTCTGCTCGCCGTCCTTCCAGACCATCATCATGGCCTTGGCCTGCGGCCCGACGCGCTCCAGCACCCACTCGCGCATGCGGGGACTGCGGACACTCGGCAGCCCGGTCAGTTCACGAAAACGTGTCTCGATCTCGTCCTGCTCGGCGGCGGCGTACCTGACGGCGGCCTGCGCCAGCGGACGGTCGAGGCGCACGCCCCGGTCATTGATGCGCTCGTTGACGTGGTAGTCGAGCAGCTCATCGTCCGTCAGGTCGCGCATGGCCTTGGAGAAGGCCCGCATGGCCCGCACGTCCTGTTCGCAGTACTCGATCATCTCGCGCATGAGCGCGGCGTCCTCGCGGAACGTGCCGTCTGCCTGCGGGATCGAGAGCGCCCGCACCAGCGCAGCACCCCGGTGGTCCTTCTTCATGCCGACCCCGGCGAAGCGGCCCACGTCCTCAAGCGACCCCGGCGCGCAATTGGCGCGGGCCTGCGCGGCGGTGCAGTAGAACCGCTCCAAGGCAGGCTCCGGTACGCCAAAGTCGGGGCAAATGACGTACCAGAACATCAGCCGCTCGAAGGCGGCGTTATGCGCGCGGATCTGGCCGTTGTAGATGGCAACGCGCGTCGGGAACGGCTGGTCCGGCGTCCAGGTCTGCACGTCCTCGTCGTCGAAGGCGTAGGACATGCAGAGCACTTGTGTGCTTGGGTCTTGGGCGTAATTGTACACGCCCCGGCTCGGCAGGTCGCAGCGGGAGCGGGTTTCGAAATCGCAATACAAAACCATCACTTAAACCCCCACCGCGTAGCTCGGCCCTTATCTAGCGCCGCCTTGCGGGCCGGTGTCATCCATGTACCATGTTTAACCGCGTCCCGAATGTTATCGCCACGCGTACCCCAACGAAGATTTTCAAGTCTGTTGTCGGCAGGGTTGCCGTTGTTGTGAAGGCATTCGCACCCTGCTGGCGCAGAACCAACAAACGCCAATAAGACCAACTTATGCACACAATGCGAATTAAAACGCCCCAACGAGACGGACACGTGACCCGCAGGCATACGCCCCGGTCTTAAAACAATACCGCGCACCATCTTTTTGTATGCGTTGCCTTGCCGTGACAACTGTTCGATTTCGCGGTCAAGCGACCGAACGCGGCCCTGATCGCTTACTTCATACCGCCCTTCGTAGCCGGGCACAGGTTTCCAAATTTCCTCTGACATCAGATGAACGCGGCGGGCCACCGTGTGGGGTCAGCGGCCCGCCGCTCTCCCTTAGCCAGCGCGGCGGCGACGAACCGGCGCGGCTTCGGTGGCCGGGGCGGCCTCAACAGGAGGGGTATCGTCCTGCTTGCCGTCCAGACCCAACCAGCCCACGATCTCGAACACGGGCGTGAAGATGCGCCCGTAGCTCTTGTGGGTGTAGTGGTCCTTCTTCAGCTTCACCACGGGCACAGGCTTCGACTGGTCCGTCTCCACCTGCGCCGCGATGTCGAGGGCCAGCTTCTGCACGGCGCGCTTGCCGCCGACGCTGGTCACGCTGTAGCGCACCTCAAGTCCCTCGTCCTCGCCGGACACGCACTTGAGGCCCATGCCGACCTGCAACTCCCAGCCCCGCTTGGCCTGCGGCGGCGCCGGATCGACTTCCGGCAGCGGCTCGTTGACCGGCACCATCTTCTCGGCCAGCACTTCGCCATCGCCCCAGGCGATGTAGCCGTGCACGAACGAGAAGGGGTTGACGGCCCAGGTGCTGCCGTCCTCGACCTCGGTCTGGTCAGCGCCGAACACCCAGTGCCCGGTCTTGTCCATCTTGAGGATCGCCACGCCGTCGGAACCGCCGACGCTCGCATCGAGCGAGCGCAGCGCCTGCGACAGGTTCTGGACGGAGGGAAGGTTGGCCTTCGCAAAGGTAATCGCGTTCATTGTATTGTCCTTTCTAGACAAGTTTACCAAGACTAGACGCAAGAACGCGCCCAATCTGTAACGACGCCGGGCGCGGATCATCCGCGGGTGCCAGCGTGTCACCCGATGAGACGGCGGTGATAAGGTTCTCAGGCATGGCGAGCTTGTGCTTCTTCAGCAGTTTCTCGACCTGCGCGGGACTCTTCAACTCCGTCAATTCCTCTGCACTACAGCCTGCTTCGGTCAGGGCTGTCAATGCTGCTTGTTCATTCACCCACTGCCGGGTGGCCCGCTTCGGGACCAGCTTCCAACCGGGCACTTCAACGCCCGCCTCCAACAGCGTCACCGCCAGTTCGCGGGCGTCCTTGATCCAGCCCTCCAGCAGCTCGATCTGACCGAGGGCCTCGACCAGACGGTCCACGTTGACCGCCTTGATGTTCTCGCGGCGGGCACGCTCGACGGCCCCGTTCACCAGCGGGCAGATCGACTTGGCGGCGCACCAGCGGCAGTGATCTCCTGCCGCCAACGGCGCGTCCGGTTGCTGGGCCTGCCGCACCGCCATGATCAGTTCCGCCTCGAAGCGGCGCACGCGGTCGAGGTCCGTCACCCAGCGCCGCACATGCGGCGGCTGCACGATGATCACCTCGACGCTCTCGACCCCCTCGAAGGCCCAGCGCGTCGCCTCGGTGCGAAGAGCGGCGGCGGTATAGAAGAGCGCCTGCGGGTTCTCCTCGGCCTCGACCGGTACGCCATCGCCAAACTTCCAGTCCAGCAGAATGCCGCGATTGCCGATACGGCCAACAAGATCGGCGGAACCAAAAACGCCAGGCAGAGCATCGCCAAAGCCAACCACCTGCTCCACCGCGTATTCCAGTTGCCCATCGGGGTCGATCTCATCCAGCACCGCCAGCGCGGGCAACAGCTTGCTCTCCAGCCGGTCCTGCGTCAACTCGATGCCGTTGTGCATCGTGCCGAGGAAGTCCTCCGGGCGCTTGTCCGTCTCAAGGATGGTGGCGATGACGTTGTGCAGCAGCGTGCCTTCATCGGCATAGCTGCTGGACGGCTTGGGCGGCACCTGCTGGACGAGCGCGACGCTGCCGGGGCAGTTGATCACGCGCTTCGCGGTCGAGCCGCCGACGATGGTTGAGTGTTGGGCCAAGTCTAGTCTCCTCTCCTGTGTTGAGCCCTCCTGTTACAAATTGTTTGTTGACCTGTCAAGAGATGTTTGATAGGTGAGGGGCATGCGTGAGAAAGAGATCGAGACGTACCTCTGCAAGACCGTCGAGCGGATCGGCGGCCAGGCGTTCAAGTTCACCTCGCCCATGAACCGAGGCGTGGCCGACCGGGTGGTGTGCCTGCCCAACGGCACGGTGTGGTTCATCGAGGTGAAGGCCCCCGACGGCAGGCTGACGGCGTTGCAGGAGCGGTTCGGCAGGCGCATGACGGATCTCAAGCAGAACTATGCAGTGCTCTACACGAAGGAGGAAGTGGACGAATGGTTTCGTATTATAACGAGATAGACCCCTACGCAGCCCAATGGTTGCGCAACCTGATCGCCAATAAACTGATCGCTGACGGAGATGTCGATGAAAGATCAATTCGGGACGTGGCTGCTGCGGACCTCCACGGTTACACCCAGTGCCACTTCTTCGCGGGTATCGGCGTCTGGTCCCATGCCCTCCGTCTTGCCGGATGGCCCGACGACCGGCCCGTCTGGACCGGCTCCTGCCCCTGCCAGCCGTTTAGTGCCGCCGGAAAAGGCAAAGGCTTCGAGGACGAGCGTCACCTCTGGCCCGCGTTTCACATGCTCATCAACGAGCGCCAGCCTCCAGTCGTCTTTGGAGAACAGGTTGCGAGCAAGGACGGCCTCGCTTGGCTCGACACTGTACATGCTGACCTTCAAGCATCGGGTTACGCCTGCGGGGCTGTCGATTGGTGCGCTGCGGGCGTCGGCGCCCCGCATATCCGCCAGCGCCTCTGGTTTGTTGGAGAAAGGCTGGACTACACCCCAGGCGCACGACACCTCAGGGCGCTCGCTGGGGCAGAAGGAGAAGCACGGGACGAAGCACGGCTGCGCCTGCCTGGTGAGGGACGCGGACCTAGCGGGCTGGGCGACGCCGACAGTACACGACACGAAGGGCACGGATTACAACCGATACACGGCAGCGGGGAAGGGCGAGGGCCGCTCGGGCGCGCTGCAGGATCAAGCGCAGCTGGCGGGCTGGGTCACGACGACGACGCGCGACTGGAAAGACAGCGGCGCGGACATCAGGCCGAGGGCGGATGGGACGGAGCGGCTGGATCAGTTGCCGAGGCAGGCGAACCTCGCGGGCTGGCCGACGCCGACCAAGGGGAACGCAGACGGTTCGCAGATGGCGAAGGACGCCAGCCCGACTGGTCGCAGGCCGGATGGCAGCAAGGCGACGGTGAGCCTCAATCAAGTGGCTCAACAAGCAGGCCCAGCCCGACTAACGGCCACTGGGGAGATGCTGACTGGCTCCACTGCCGGGATGGCCGCTGGCGGCCAGTTGAGCCCGGCACATTCCCGTTGGCTCATGGGGCTCCCGCCCGCGTGGGACGCCTGCGCGCCTACGGCAACGCCATCGTCCCGCAAGCAGCGGCAGAAGTGATCGGAGCCTACCTTGACGCTCGCCCTTAGGCCATATCAGAACCAAGCCGTAGACTTCATTTACGAGCGCGACCGCAGCATGGTGCTGGCCCCCGTGGGGGCTGGCAAGACGGCCATCACGCTGACCGCCATGCGCGAGTTCATGGTCAACGGCGTGGTCAAGCGGTGGCTGGTCGTCGCCCCCAAGCGGGTCTGCACCGACGTGTGGCCGGTCGAGGCCCCCAAGTGGGCACCAGACCTGACCATCGCCGTGGCGGTCGGCAGCGCGCAGAAGCGCCGCGCCGCCTTCGCGTCCGACGCCGCCGTGGTCGTGGTCAACTACGACGTGCTGGCCGTGGTGGGCGATGACTTCGCAAAGTTCGACGGCATCGTGTTCGATGAGCTGACCCGGCTCAAGAACCCGTCCGGCAAGCGGTTCAAGGCACTGCACAAGCACCTGGGCCGCTTCAACGTGCGGATCGGCCTCACGGGCTCGTTCACGTCGAACGGCCTCGAAGACGTGTTCGGGCAGTGCTTCGTGATCGACCAGTCGCTGCTGGGCCGCGCCAAAGGCGTGTTCATGCAGCAGTACTTCAACCTGATCAACCGCGAGTTCAACCAGTGGGAACCGCGCCCCAATGCGCTGGCCCAGGTCATGGCCCGCATCAAGCCCGCCACCTTCGTCCTTGAGCCGGGCGAGTACAAGGACACGCTCCCGCCGTGCCATGTCGTCGAGATGCGCTCCGACCTTGAGAACCGCGAGCCCTACGAGCGGATGAAGAAGGAGATGCTGATCGAACTGGAAGGGCAGGAGATCACCGCGCTGTCGGCTGCCGCGCTGACGACCAAGCTCCAGCAGCTAGCGGGCGGCTGGGCCTACGCAACGATCAACTGGCCCGACACGGGCCGGGGGCGCATGACGCAGAAGATCGCATCGTGGTACTCCTGGCACCGCTTCGAGATGCTGGACGAGATCCTCGAAGGCAACCAGCAGGACAACACCATCGTCGTCTACAACTTCGTCGAGGAACTGACGCAGCTCAAGAACCGTTACCCGCACGTTTGGACGCTGGATGATGGCGCCGACGTGATCGAGCGGTGGAACCGGGGCGAGATCCGGCTGCTGGCAGTCCACCCCAAGTCCGCCGGTCACGGGCTCAACCTCCAGCACGGCGGGTGCAAAATGGTGTTCCTGTCCCTGCCGTGGTCGCTGGAACTTTACGAGCAGACCATAGGCCGCATCCACCGCAGCGGCCAGACCCGCGACGTGTGGGTTTACGTCCTGCTCACCAACAACACCATCGACGAGCGCATTTGGGCCGCGCTTGCCGACAAGCGGTCCGTGTCCGATCTGGCCCTTGAGGAGTTGAAAGGATGAACTGGTTCGAACTCAACGCCGTGCTGCCCCTGCGCGACGAGCGCCAGGTGCTGAAGATGCTGGAGGACGAGGTGACGAAGCACAAGCGCACGTCGTTCATCGTTCGGCTGCACCAGCGATACACCATGCTGCGGGCGCAGCGCGAACGCAAGGAACTGCTGGAAAGGGCAGCGCAATGACTGACATCACCACCACACTGAACCGCATCCGGGCGCATGACCCCTGCCGCGAGGGCTGGAAGACACTGCTCAAGGGGCTGGGCAAAACCGCCGCCGATGACGAGCCGCTGCCGTTCGCCCGCATCGTCGAGATCAACGGCCTTGATGACGCACTCTGGTGCTGCCGCGCCGAGCCGCAGCACGCCCGCGAGTGGCGGCTCTTCGCTGTCTGGTGCGCGCGGCAGGTCCAGTACCTGATGAAGGACGAGCGGAGCATCGCCGCTCTGGATGTGGCCAAGCGCCACGCCAACGGGCAGGCGACCGATGAGGAACTAGCCGCCGCACGGGCCGCCGCAGAGGCCGCCGCACGGGACGCCGCACGGGCCGCAGGGGCCGCCGCACGGGCCGCCGCAGAGGCCGCCGCACGGGACGCCGCACGGGCCGCCGCAGAGGCCGCCGCACGGGACGCCGCACGGGCCGCAGGGGCCGCCGCACGGGCCGCCGCAGAG